GATTAGATGATTAAGTGTATAGTTCCTCCTGGATTTGTAGGATATGTCGTCAGCAATGTCATAGAGAGTTGCCTTGGTCTTGTTATTACCTTTCCTAAGCACCCTTCCAATAGACTGGAGATTCCGAATTCTAGATTTGGATGGAGAAGCAAAAATGACATTATGGAGATTCTTGATATTAATTCCTGTACTGAATGTTCCATATGATGCAACAATTATTGCATTATTTTCTTTTTCAGTAATCTCTCTTACTTGTTCTCGATCCTTTGTATCTACTCCACCATGAACAAAAAATACTTGTCTTTCATCAACCGTATTATTATTTATCATGTGGTATAGTGGTTCTCCGTGACCTTCAACTCTGGCAAAAAGAACTAAAGTATTTCCTTTGAGGTCTAATGCAAGATTTCTTATGAACTTATTTCTACGATCATGATTAATAATATACTGAACTTCTTCTTCAAAGTTTTCAAATTTATGTGCTGGGTGCTTCAGTAGAAGTACATTGATATCCAGTTTAGCAACATAACCCTTTTGCATCAACTCATCGGTACGAATGATTTTGTAGGAAGCACCAAACAATCCCTCAAGAACCCATTTATGAGTTTGTGTTCCGTCAAGTGTTCCAGTAAAACCAAAACGATATTTTGCATCAGCAAGTTTAGACATTATAGATATTAATGACTTTGATTTAAACTGGTGTGCTTCGTCTCCGATAACTACATTAAATCTAGAAAAGTATTTGCGGGGAAGTTTGTAGATAGACTGCCAGGTAGTGATGATAACTTGAGAATCTGTTTCTCTTTCTCTACCAGCATATATCTTGTGGCAATATGAACCTACATCCCAACCATAGTCTGCAAAGTCTTTATACATCTGCTCTACTAGCGAAGTCGTCGGAACAACTATCAGAATATTTTGTTTCTTCTCAACGTAATATCTCACAAGAGAATATATCATCAGAGACTTTCCAGAAGCAGTTGGGGATATTAACAACTTTCTATTATGTTTTAAAGCGTCGTATACTCCCTCAACTTGGTAATCTCTCGGAGAATACTTGCAAATAGCATTCATATAATCTTTTACACCTTCTTTTGAGATAAAATCATTCGTCTCAAAAGGAAGACCATAATACTTATTATCTACGAACTCATAAGTATATCCGTGATCATCACAAAACTTTGTAACCTTATCTAACAACCCAACATAAATCTCTCCGGTTTGGGTATTAAATAATCTTATCTTTCCATCCCAGTATTTACTACGATACGAGGACATAAACTTTGCACCAGGAACCTCAAAGGTAAACTGGTCTGATAATTCGTAGTATACATGAGGTTCTGCCTTAACCTGCAAATATACTTCATTCTTTTTTGATATAATCAAATGAGACATAACTCATAGGTTCACCTACAAGTATTTAGTTAATGTTGTCAAACTGATGTTCTAAAATAAGTCTATAAAAATTATCTCTCATTGCAATTAAGTTCTCCTGTTCTTCAGGATCTCCTCCCGACCATTTTTGAACTGCTTGTCGAAGTCCTTCATGAATAAGTCTAATTCCTCTGATATTTAATTCTATAGAATAATATTCGTCGTCCATTAGTTAAAACCTGCTTGGAATTTGTGCCAGTCGATTGAGTTTTTAATTTGGAAAGTTCTATTTGAAACTGTCTTGATAATCTCTTCTAAGAACTTAAGCATCACATCATAATAACGAACTTTGAGGTCAATAGTATTTAACTTCTCATCGGCATCCATATACCTCTGTAATGCCTCTTTATCTCTAACTTTATATGGGAATGGTTCTTCGGCATAAACCTCTGCTGTTGCCTTTCCTGTGTAGTAGTTATATCTTTCTAATCTTACTCGATTATAAGTTCCTCTTGCTTTCTCTCTCAAAAGAGTGATAGTATTATATAGAGTATAATATTTCGAATGAAGTTGTGGAATTTTCAAACTTTCGTCATGGAGGTTGTCTGGGTCAATCTGAGAATCTTTTTCCCACATCTCTTGAATTTGATCAAGGTTCATAAGGTTGTTCTGTTATCAGCAGCTAGTATATTATAGACAGTATACTTGAAAGTTGCCTCTGCTGTAAAGTAATTGATATCAGTATCACTCGATTTGAATTCAAGAGAAGTTAAATATACTGGAAATAAATCTTTAAATTTAACAATAGCAATATCATTGAAATTACTGTTTAAAATGTGAAGACTACCATCGCTGAATTGTCTATTTAAATCTCTCAAATCATTATCATCAGTTGTTAAATCTTTAAATTGTTGAGTTGTTTCTGGATATCCTAAACCAGTCAACCAATTATGAATTGCCATGTAATTCTCTAAGTTTTCATCAACTAGAAAACTTAGAGAAAAATCTCCATAAGACAACTTATCTCCGGGGATATCAATATCCTTAAGATATGATGGTTGTTTTGCAGTTCCAAGATTGATTTCAGGAATTCTAGCAGAATTTGCAAAAAAAGAAACTTTTTTTTCCTTTGCTAATGTAAACTTAAAACCAACCGGTGATAGAAAGTTTCTATTGTTTATTTGGTTGGGAAAATTACAAGACATTTTTTATTTTTATTTAGATAAAAAAAGACCCCCCGAAGGAGGTCTGTGAGTGTGAATGCCCGTAGGCAAATATCACATGAGGTTTTGAACCTTGACTCTTCTGTAGTAACGGTTGTTGTTAATTTGGAGTCTACCAGAGTCGTTAACTTCCCCAGTTCTTGCACCATCAGCAAATGGGTTGGAAACAATACCGTAACGAGTCTTGAATCCAATCTTGGGCTGGAAGGTGTTCTCTCCAACTGCACGAACCATCTGAAGAGGAACGTAAGGGCAATAGAACAGACCTGCGTCGTAAGGTGAAGAACCTTTATAACCAGCAACATAGTACTGTTCAGCAGAAACGTTTGCAGAATAAGGATCAATGTAGACCTTATACTTACCAGCAAGGACACCTGCAAAGGTGTTACCGGTATCATCAACGTTTAGGTTTGCATTGAGTGCAGGGGTGTAATCAAGTACACCAGCCATGGTCAGTGCGGAAGCAACGTCTGCAGAACACAGAATCATGTTGCCCTTTCCTCTACGAGTTCTTTGTGCGATTGCGTTTGCATCGCGCTCGATTTGGAAAATAAGACCTTTGAACTTCTCAACAGACCAACGACCGTTTGAATCAACGTCAAGATCGAAAGTACCGGCAGTAGCAACGTTTGCCTGAGCACCGGGTTCAGCAACCTTATAGATGGTTCTGATGACTTCTCTGTTGATTTCCGCAAGGATTTCAGTGGAGAGAATGTTGGCAAGTTCTGCCTCGGCATTCAAACCATGAATAGCCTTGAGGTCTTGTGCCAGTTCCAGAGAATACTCTGCTTTCAGAGCACGGGACTTAGCAGTAACGGTGACTTTCTCAATCGAGAATGCCATCTCATTGAAAGCTGAACCTGCTTCTCCTAGACCTTCAGCACTGGCAGTTTCCATACCAGCGGATACATTGTAAGTACCAGCGGGGGAACTGTTAAGAAGACCAGGGTTGCTTCCACTTTGAGCAGCGGTAGTACCAACACCAACTCCACCAGCATAAGGAGTTTGTGGAAGTGTTCCTTCAACGTTCTGTGCAGAGAATCTAGTATTTGCTTCGTCGAAGAGTGCTTCTGCACCACTTTGATTCGTGAAACGGGAACGCATTGCGAAGATCAGTCCAGTAGGACCGTTCATCGGTTGAACACCTGCGAGGTCATATGCGACCAGGTTAGGCATTGCACGTCTGATCAATGAGATCAGAACGGGATCGAAGTTATCGATACCAGCTCCGGTGGAGTTGGTAGGTGCTTCGGAAAGGAATTCTCTTTCCTCTCTGATTGTTCTTTCTTGATTCTCCAGAAGAACTGCGGTAACCATTCTCTTATGAGCATCATCGATGCTTCCGAGACCCTCATGACTGAGGATAGGTTCCCACTTCTCCTGAAGGTGTTCAGCATTGAAACCTTGCATTTGAATTTACCTTGTTAAAAATTTTAGTTTGATTTATAATTAAAAAATCACTTTTTAGAAACTCTAGTCAGAGTATCGAGATAGGATTCCATTAGACCAGTAACTGGTTGTGCAATGGACTCTGAACTCTCGGAGATATTCTCTGAAGTGTCTCTTTGAGCACCAGCATTTTCTGGGAAATATGAATTTCTCAGGGTTGCCAGTTTCTCACGATAGTTGTCTTCACTATCAAACTCAACATTTTCGGCAAGAGAAGCTAGTCTATCCTTCTGTGAAAGTGCAAGACCTTCGGAGACATCGGTGAAGATTGCGTCAGCAACCGACTCGGCTAATCTTTGATTGAGAGCAATATTAGACTTAATTTGCTCGTTGAGTTTATATTCCATTTCATCTAATTTTTCTACCATTGCGGTAGTTACATCATATTTCTCTTCAGGGATGTTTACATAATGATCTTCAAAAAGACTTCTCATTCCAGTGAGGAATGATTCGGTCATTTCTGACTTGAGACCTTGCTCAACTGCGAGTTGATTTTCGGAAATCCACTCTGAAGCAACATACTCAAGGTATGCATCAACTCTATCAGTCAGTTCTTCTTTAATAAGAGTAACTTCTTCTTCGAGAGTTGATTCGTATTGTACCTTCAGTTCTTCTTGAACTTCGGCAACTTTTGTCCTGATAGCAGTTTCAAAAATGGTACGTGCTTTCTCTTGGAATTCTTCGGAAAGTTCTTCACCGGCAAGCAATGCATCAACATCTTCTTCGATGTCATATTCTGCTTCGATGATTTCTTCTTCAGTTACTTCCTCTTCCGAAACTAAATCTTCAGCAGATGCAGTTGCATCTTCCTCTTCGACAACTTCTCCTTCAACTTCATCTTCCTCCTTCATACCACTAGGCATGGGTTCGGCAGGTTTTGCACCTCTATTCACAATGTCTTTGACAGTTGCGATTTTGGGTTCTGCGAGTTTAGCAGAGTTGTCGTCTACTTTATAGTTTTCTGGAGTCGGACCACCGAGATCTTCCCAATTGCCAGTTTGGCCTGGTGTGGATACACCGGAAGCATTGCTCCCTGCCTTTGACATTGGTTCAGATGCAGCAGCTCCTTTAGTTACTACGTTTTCCATTTCTTGTAAATTGCTACCAACGGACATTTGATTTTATTAGATTTTTTTATACTAATATATTTATTTATAATTTAAAGATTTGATATAAAATCAAACTCATATCTTTTATTGAATGTTTGCTTAGAAACATTAAAGTATTCATAAGCATCTTTCATACAACCAAATTTTAACCATTACAAATTATTATTTTTGAGTTTGGATTTCTTGATCCCGCATTTCTTTTGGTTGAATTATCTATATATTCTTTATTTTCTTTATAATAAGGACATAAACATAATGTTCTTTCATTTAGAGCATACTTAAATATTTTTCAAAGTGTTGAAGTTTCCTTTCTTCAGTTAATTTTTTTCTTTGGACATCTTTTTCAATAATATTTTTAATAGATTCTGCAATCCAAACTTTTTTATTTGAATCATATACCCACTCTTTTCCTTCCATAATTCCTGATACAAATGCATCAGGTGCAGAAGGATCGGCAACGATATCAGCAGCAGTTGCTAACATGAAATCTTCACCAACAACTTTGCATCCACCACGATCTTCTTTTAATGAACCAACACCACGAGAAGAAACTCCAAGCATCACACCTTCATCTAAAAGTGAAGATGCAATTTTACCCATAGGAGTATTGAGAATTTGTGCTTTACCTCTAAAATTACTACCCTCTTGAGTGAGTGAAGTAATCTTATGTGAAACACGATCAAGATTTACGGTAGGTCCATCAGGATGACCAAGTTCTCCAAGAGCACGACCTTTATTAACAAAAGTTTCACAATAACGGTTTACTTCTCTTGAAAGAGTATCCATAGGATACATTCTTCCATTACGATTTTTAAGGTCTCCTTGTAAGAAAACTCCCTCAATGTATAGTTTTTGAGGTTGTCCTTTCTTACCTTCCTTAATAATCTTTACGTTTGAAATTTCTTCTGTTATAAGTTTCATTTTATCTATACTTTTTAGTAATTATTTAGTTATGCGAATACTCTTGATGGAGTTGATGGTGTAACTTCATAAGATTCCCAACCTTCTGGAAGGTCTCCAAGATAATTAACATGCCATCCATCTAATACTGTTGGTGCTGCAATTTCATTACCTTCATCATCCCATTCACCACCTTCGGTGATTATTCCTACAACATCGATGGCATGATTTGCTGTATATGCATTTAATTTTGCTTCTGTTTCACCAGTGGGTTCATCATTCTCATCATATACAGGAACATCAATCATAAATCCGGCGGCACGAGCAGCAGTTAACCATGCTGCTTCATCTGCAAACTTAAAAAATGGTCCGGGTGTTGGTACAAATTCTAGTAGTTCTTCGTTTTCCATGTTTATGTTGTGATAGATTTAAGTTTAAAGAAATTTGCTATTCTTCGTCGGTAGTAAACACATAACCCAGCTCTTCAGCACGGGCTACAGCTTCTTGTTCGTTGTCGAAGTGTTCACAGTTAGGTTGACCCGTCATCATTGAGGATCCAACGGTAAGCTCACTAAAGTGAACAACTTCAGGGCCGTGACAGACGACCCATTTTGTTTCAGTAAATGGTCCCATAGTTAGTTAAGCGTTAAAGTAAATAGTCCAACCTTTTACGATACCAGTAAGGTTGTCGTAGGCAGTTACAGCAGCAGCCGACCAAGTAGTCTTGGCAGCGTTAGTACCACCGTCGATACTAAGTGTGATACCAGTAGCACCATTAGTATCTAGTGAGACAAGGATGTTTTCAATAGATTGTGCAGATAGTCTTCCACCTATCCAAGCAAACGTGAATGCTGAATTTACTAGAGTTCCTGTGGTATCAAACATGTTAGGTGGGAAGTCCACTACTCTACTCTGAAACCACGCCCTATTGAAATTAGTTCCACTTGAAAAATCTAAGCTAGGGAAATCGGTAAAAAATGTACCCCTCCATGCATTGTAAAAGTTTGTACCACTGCTAGTATCAATTACCGGGAAACTAGTTAGGCTGGTGCAGTCTTGCCAAGTGCTAATAAAGCTTGTAACCGAACTTGTCACATCAAACGGACATGCGAACGTTGTCATGTTGCTTGCACCCCGCCAAGCGGTAGTCAGGTCCGTTCCTAAATTAGCTCCACTACCAATAGCAACCGAAGTAATCTGAGTTACATCAGCAGTTACGTTATTAAAATACGGTCTATAAACATCATCACTATAAACACGAACAACATGGTTTCCGGCAGAATAATTATGAGATAACGTATTAGATGTGCTTTCTTCATAACTTTCATCATTATTCCAACTAACACTATAATTTACTGTTCCGGAAGATCTCAAAATAAATGTACCACCGGAATTTGTAATATTATAAACTATCGACTGCCTATATGGATTTGGTTTTGATGTGATAGATTTAAGTTTATTGTCGGGTAGACGAGTTGGGAAGTACGCAAAGCGGGAGATGTGGCCGTTAAGAGACTTAAAAGAACTACCAGTTGCATCACCCAGATACATGCGGGTAGCATTGGAAAATGGTTTTGCTGTGAAAGTTGCTGGAGATGCTGCACCGTTACATGCTTGCGTAAGAGAACCACTAGGTACATCTAAGCTTAATGAGTAGAGGCCAGATAGTGTGTTTGTGTCGAAGGTGGTATTAATAAAAGTAGTTGGTGCCTGTGCTGGGTCCCAGTACAAAATTTGAGTATCAGACTGCACTCTTACAGCAGGAGCGTCCTGATATTGTATATTATTAAGGTTAAGAAGCGTTGGGTTATGTGAGTTTGCAACTACGTATGGAGTGTCGTACTCAATAAACCAAGTCTGAGGAGCACTTACGTACCAACTATCAACACCTAGGGCACTGGTTGATACATCCGCTGCACGGGTGACGGTTGAGCCGGAGGTTGGGATGTAGGAGGTGGGGAAGGAGGTATTTTTTTCTAGTTGAAATCCCCAGAGC